CAGAAGAACCAATCAAAGTTACCAGACCTTGGAACTTGTTAAGGTTTACGTTGGCAGAGCCAGTAGCACCTTGCCAGATGGCAGTTTCAAGTTGAGCAGCGATACGAGCCGATTTCTTGTCGGTGTAGTCGGCAGCGAAAGCGATTGAATCGTAACGACTTCCTTCGGGCAGAGCCTTTTGAAGATACTTTGCTTCCATATCCTTGGGGCAAAGAGATTCGTTTACTTTAATCTTACCTACGGTTACAGTACGCTGAGTGAAAGTGGTAGTACCTGAGGCATTAAAGCCGCAAGATGAACCGCTTTGGAAAATAGCGTCAGTGTCCATAATGTTGATTGTCTCGGCAGATTTCACACCTACCATTACGTTTCCTTGGTCTTTAATCAAAGAAGCGGTTTTACTTCCGAGTACGGAAGAAGTTACCAATAGAGCTTCGTTCTCTTTGGTATAGTTTGCTAATGCTGATACGTCAAAAGCCATTGTTATTAAATTTTAATTGTTTGAAAAATTATTTCTTAGTGTACAAATTGAGAAAACGTGAAATCTTGTCGTTCTTGCTTTCGATATGCTTGTTGAAAGCCTCTTTAGGTTGTGTAGGTTCAACCGAAGGAGTTTTAGTCAGTTCGATAACTACATCAGTCAGTTCTTGAATAGCTTGTGAAAACTTAGCAGATTGCTCAGCCATCATAGCTTTTTCATCTTCTTTCTTCTTTCCGTAGTCAGCGAGTTGTGCTTCCATTTCGGCAACTTTCTTTTTCAAAAGTTCTACCTCGTTTACGGGTTCTTCAACAGGAACTTCGGGGCTTTCGATTTCTACGATTGTTGCGTTTTCATCCAGAGTGATTACTGTACCATCGGCAAGTTTGTGTTCGCCAGCAGGTGCAGGCATTTCATTACCAGATTCATCAACAATAGAAACCTTACCGCCAAGTTCAAGTTTATCAATCATTACTTTTGCTCCACCTTCGAGTACATACTCGGCAAGAGCAACGGCAGCTACCTGAGGTTGAGCCTCGGCAAACATCGCCTTGATTTTTAAAAGTGCTTCTTGTGCAGTCATAAAATTTATTCATAAATAGTTACTTAGATCATAAGTTACCATATAGACAAAAAAAGGGAGTGTAGAAACACCCCCTTTCCTAAAACCAAACTATGAAAAACCTAATCTACTTGCTTTAAGATTTCTATGATATCCGACATCATTTGTTCTTCAATTGTCTGCGGTTTAGAGTAATTAAATATCCCCTCTACCGAAAACCCTTTTACCTTGCCATCTTTTATCATATTCCAAACTTCCTCATTCTCAACCTTAAAAGAACCAAACCACGAACCCTCTTTTACATCCTCAAAACCTTTCATCGGTTTGATACCTCTTTTCTCATCTACTATCCAACTCTCAAACATCGTTACCCCATCCATCACTTGACCGCTATCGTGCATCAAATTTACGTTATTCTGGTAACCTTTCTTGAAATATTTTTGAGCAATCTTTTTTATCGTGTCCTTTCCGAATACAACGTAATATTCGCCATTGCCATCGTTCCGGTAGATAGGAGTGTCAGCAAGCATCAAAGCACCCGTGATGATCCTTTCTTCTTCATCTTGTATGGCAAAACTTTGCCTTTCGATTTGTTTGAGTTTGCTTTCTGCCCAACTCAAAGCACTTGCACCACCCCACGCATCGTACATCAATTGACCGCACCCATCGCCATAGCCTTTTGAACTTTCCGCATTCTCTTTGTGTCTGGAAAGAAACGAGTACATACGCTTAATGGTTTCTACGCTGATAGGCTCGCCATTGGCTAATTGATTGGCTCTTTGCTTTCTAACAGGTGTACCGCACGAACCCCATCCGTTTTCCTCTGCCCAATCTAATGCGTTTTGAGCATTGTTCTTTACGGCATCGGGATAATCCGAATAACTATCTTGGAAAGCTAAAAATGCTTTCTCAATTGCAGGTCTATCTACTAAGGCAACGAAGTCAACTTCTACGTTGCTATCCATATCCTCGCTTATGTCTAATCTGTATATCGGTAATTCTTTTTCCATAATCTTAAATAGCATTTTATCCTAATCTTGCAGCTCTATTGATCCTGCGTATTCTTTCTTGTGAGTTAGTTACATCACTTTCAACCACATAGGCTCTATTTGTAGCTGAACCCATTTGTTGTATTGTTGTCGCATCTAATTGCGTTCTTGTGTTTACTAATGGTGCTTCGGGTGATAATGGCGCACCTGCGCTACCTCTTGGCAATGAGGATGCACCGCCTACACTTGTACTTGAACTTTTGATTTGTTGTATACCTTTTGCAGCGGCAGCAATAGTTGAAGCGATAGATATAGCAGCCGAAGCCGTGTTAATACCTACAAATGGTTGTCCTGCGGTAAGTGGTGTTGCAGCGGCAGCCTTTGCGTTTGCTACTGCGGTATTAGAAACGATACGAGCAATAGAGCCAGCTTGTTCAGCAACTATGGCGGCGATTTGTAATGCCTTATTCTGTCCTGCTACATTCCGTAACAATCCAGCCAAATTGCTTGATAAATCAATATATCCGTTTTGTATATCAATTCTTCTTTGTGCCGCTTCTTCATCATTTCTTACAATTTCAGCATTTGCATTTTGCGTGTTTTGTATTTGAAGATTTAAAGCATCTATATTGCTTTGAACACGCTCGTTTAATAATTGTTTTTCACGCTCTATTCTTTCCTTTTCCTTTTCCTCTTGCAGCTTTTTTCTTTCTTCATCTTTTTTATCTAAGATATTTAATATCGCATCCGCTGCATCAATTCGTTCCTTTAACCTTTCAATTCTTCTTTGTTCGATTGCATCTTCTAAGGCTGCATCTTCTTGTTGTTTTTTTAATGCTTCATCGGCAGCTTTTTTTCTTGCTTCTTCTACTCTTTTGGCTGCTTCTTCTGCAACTTTATCTTTTCTTTTTTGTTCTTGTATATCTAAAACTTCTAATTGTGAAGCCAACTTAATTCGTTGCTTAACTTCTTCATCTGTTAATTCTTCGCCCTTTTTTAGCTTTTCAGTTGTTAGCCTTAACTCATTTTGTATTCGCTCAACCCTTTTAGAGTAGATTTCATCTTCTTTACCGCCTAATGCTTCGAGTTTTGAAATCTGCACATCGATAACATCATTTTGATTTTCGATTTCTTTTGCTAATGCTTTTTGTGCATCTGCGGCAGCTTTGCTACTTTCATTCCATTCGATTATTTTGTTAATCAATAACCCAATACCTACAACAAGCGCACCGATACCTGTTGTAATAATAGCCGCACGCAAGGCTTTAAAAGCGGTACTTGTTGTAACTACGGCTACCCCAAATGCTCTTTGTATAGCGGTTGCGGCAATAGTCGCAGCGTTATAGGCTTTTTGAAATACTCCTACATTTCTAATTACCGCACCAAGTTGCTTAAAGCTATCAATGCTTTCGCCAATAGTTTGCAAGCCTTGTGATATAGCCATTGCAGATTGAACCTTTAGCAAGGTCTTTTCTACTTTGTCGCTTTCTACTCCTACCAAACCTAACGCACCTTGTACGGCTGCAAAACCACCAGCAACACCTGCAAGTGTTGAAGTAAACGCTCTAAATTTAGCATCTGGATTAAAGGCATCGGTTAAACTTTTAGCATCCCCAATCGCATCTTTTAATTCGGCTGCCTTCTTTGCTGCTTCAACTGCTTGTTGTGAGGTAGCACCAAACTTTGCAGAAAGTTCAGTTACTTCCTTTTGTGCTTCCCTTAATTGTTGTTTAAGCGAACCAACAGATTGCGTTGCTTGACCACCATCGACCTGTATTTTTATACCTACTGTTTCTTGTGCCATTATGTATAAGTTAATTCAATTACTTTTAAAAATTCGCATTTCGTAGATTCGGGAACAGTAGGGTTGTAATCAACCACTTTATTTAACCGCCAGAGTGAGCCATCAATGTAGATTAACTTTGAAAAGTCAAGCGAATAAATATCTTGGATTTTGAGATACACATAGCAGCTAAGTAGCTTACTATCCTTGTCCGATATCTCTGCAATATAAGGTGACCAATACGAGTTATAGAGGTTAGCCGTTGGGTAGGTTACCGCCAAGCTAAAATATATTTCTTTTGGTACACCAAAGTTAATATCGGCAGTAGGCACATCAGGGTCGTTCAAATGCCCACCATAACCATAGTAAGTAAGGTTGGTTACAAGATTTCCCGTATCGCCTTTCATATCCCAAGGACTAACATCTGTAATCTTTCTTACTTGCATTATCCTTATCGTATGGTCAATCGGGTCTTCCGATGGTGCGTTTTGAGTATTTGATTTTTTAAAGATAGTAGGATATACCTTATCATCGCCTGCATAACTTAGCAAAGGAGTAGAGGCAAATATCAGTTCAGCCGTTTGTTTTTCATTGGCAAACTCAAAACCTGTATCCTCAACGTAATCTGCATATCCTTCACCATAGTGCTTAGAATATTCCTCGTTGTAATTATCGTTATCACTTTTGTACTTGAACTCAAAATATCTTCCGTTTAGTTCCGACATTGGCTTTATCTTAAAAGCCTTGTTTCGGTCAACCTTATACGACCAATCTAAGTTCTCGCCTGTCGGGTCATCCAATAAAAGAAGGTTCGTATTATCAATTAACAAAAACTCATTTAAATCATTGACCTCTAAGAAACTTGTAGGTATAGTAAAAAAGTCAATATATGGCTCAATTCTTAAATGCTTTCCTTTATTTGTATCCTCTACAATATAAAGATTGAACATCTTTACAATCGAACTGATAAAATCCTTTTGATATATCCCTCTTGGAATACCAGAGTTCATAAATATCTTTCCATTGTATCCTAATGGCGAAGCTATCGAAGTCGAAGTTGTAGAAGTTATGGTTGAATTGCTATCAATGATAAATGATGCACCACCACCTGTTACATTGTAGAGTTCTACTTGTATGCTGAAATAATCGTTCGTATTTAACGCAATAGCGTATGTTAGCGTAGTATCAAAGAATATTCTACCCTGTGGGTCGCCTGTTGCAATTACTTGCATATTGACAGAAGTTCCATTCTTTAAGACACGCATTCTTAGACCCGATGTACCGCCTTGCTCGTTTGCTAATTCGCCTATAAATCGTAAGGTAAGTGTTGGTGTAAAGTTAGCACCTCGCCAATAGAAATCACGATATCCACCTACTCCAAACTCAAATCCGATTAGTGTTTGCGTATTTGAGAACTCTAAATCTCTGGTTATTGTTGCGCCTGTTGTTGATGCCGTTTCTTCATCCGCATTCGCTGCTATTTGTGTGTTGGTGTAATTGCTTAACTCTTTTTGGTTGTTTGGAATTACTAACCGCTTAAATAAGTTCGTATTGAAGAAGTCGCTTTCCCAAGTATAGCCAGCACCCCTAATAATCTTATCAACGTATTCACGAACAAACAAAGCAGGTCTAAAAGCCTTGTAGCTCCAATGCTTTTTTGTATCACTAACCTGCCCGTAATCAATTAGAGGATAATAATAACCCATTCCGCTTGCGGTTGTTCCACTTGCTTGCACCCAACTTGCTTCTATGTTTTCGTGTGTCCAATTATGGTCGTATGCAGAGAAATCAAGGTTTTCAAGTTTGTCATTACCGAGAGCAGCAATAAAGCCACCCAATTCGCCAAACACCGCACACTCGTATTCTATCGTTCCTCTATCAATGGTAATCTCTAATAATCGAATAACACCTTTGAAGATTTGTATTTTGTCTACATAGATAACACAATCAGCCGATTTGGCTGCGTTAAAGTTGTAACCCACATTATCCTGTGATGGGTTATAGAAGTTAGCGTTATTGAACTCGAATATATGACCGAATAGCTTGTTGTTGATTGCATTGCCTGGCAGTATAATGGTTTTAGAGAAACTCGTGTTACGAGAAGCAAAGTCCTGTATATCATCAATCGAATAAGTGAACTCGCTTGATAAATCTTGGCTTAAATCTAACCTATTGTTCTCTATGTAAATTTCAGTTGATATCATCGGTATTGTGAATTAACTTGATAAGCCAAATCAATATCTAATTCTAAGTTAAAGGTCTTGTCGGCAAAGCGTTTCTTCTCTGACCAATTGGTTGTTGAGATCATAACCGGAACGAACTGATTGTTTCTTTCCATATAGACCTCTGGCGATGCGATTAACTCTTTTAGCCAATTGTAATCGGTAAAGTTTACCCAATCACTAATTAGTTTGTACGTTACTTTTTGTTGCGTTGCAAAGGGTATCATACCGCCATATAAGCGACCATAGGCATCAACCATATCCATAGCGCTTGTGCCTGTTTCGTATTCGTATTGCAAACGCTGAAATGATTTGCGTTCTACGCTTCTATTTTGGCGATTAACCAATGTGAAGTTAAAGGTTTCATATCCACCTACTGAATTAAGGAAGTGCAAAGGAATAACATCGTATTGCGTGCAGTTCAAAGTAACTCGGATAACATCGGTTTGCACTCCTGCAATCTTAGCTTTTACATCGTAGTAAATAGTGGCATCGGTTATAGCCGTAGTGCCTAAGTAAGTATTTATCCCTCTTGGCGAAATATCCAATAAGGCGAAATCTTCCCACGATTGCGTAGCACCTGTAAAGTTGGTGCTTGTTGATCCGTTTACTCTGGTAATATCTAACGAAAGGTTCTTTGGTGTGTTCTCAGCATCACTCAAAAACGAAGTGAACAATCTACCTGTGCTGATTAAACTTGCAGGGAAGGTAACTTGTGTCTTATCCCTATTGGTTAGGTAGAAGCCAGCATAAGAGGTGTCGTATCTCGATGGCGAAAGGAACGCATCCGAAGTCGGATTGTAAAGGAAATCTTGAACGTAATTGTAAGCGAATGCGCTTTGTTCTTCTAAGTTTGTATACGTTGTACCTCCGTAATCTTCGCCAAACTTTAGTTCGTACTCAACGTAGATATCGTTGCCTGTATAAGAGATAGCACTATTCGTGCTGATATTTGGCTTGAAATAAGAGTTCCAATAGTTTCTCACTATCGGTGCTACGTTGAATATCCCCTTTGATGAACTCGGTTGTGGGAATGATTTGAGCCTCGTTACTAAGTTTCCGTTTACATAAACATCACATACGAACTTAAAGTTAGTTTGTGCGCTATTGGTTGAACTCACTACAAAGTAAAGTGCGCTATGCAGCGAACTATAATTTGCTGGTGTACTATTGATTGTTATTGCCATCTTGCCTGATTATTATTCTTAAATCTTGCCCTAATATTTTACCTACTGCCGTTGCAAAGTCATCCCCGAATATTGTATTAACTGCGTTATCAAAATATCCGGTCTTTCTCAATCCTTTCTTTTTTATGCCTACTGCTATCGCATACGCTAAACTCTTTTGGTTTTTAGCTTGGTCAACCATCTTAGATAGCGATTGCCTTTTAGCTTGCCTTCTGGTTATAGCTACATCGCCTTTCACGTTGTTGCGCTTAACCCACGAAAAGATATTCTCTTGAAAGTTTCTGCTAACCCCTAAATTCTTAAATGCATAAGGCGAGTTCGGTTCGCCCGATTTAACTCCCCTTACCCCTTTGTTTACAAAGTCATAGTATTTAGCAGCCTTAGAGCCTCGTGGGTATCCTAACGAGATTGAGTACGTGCCGCCTTGCTTTGTTAGTTCGCCCTGACTAATATCATCACTTAAAGCACCTGTATCGCTAATCCCAAGTGTTTCAATGTTCTCTTTTACCTTTATGATAAAGTTTGCAGCGGCTTGTATCATCAATTGCTCAATCAATGGCAGGCGTGATAAATCTTCCTTTTGTGCGCCTAATCGATTGAGTAAACCCTCGTTTAAGAGTTCGGCTTGTAATTGTTTAATACTTTTTGCCATACACTTTCTTTAATTGCTCGGCTTCGTATTCGCCTTTCGCTTTGAGGTAAGCAAGGTCATTAAGGTATTGAAGTGTAGGGATTTCATATGTTTGTTCCAACGTGATCTTTTCGAGTGCAGCAACCAGCTCGGTTTGGTATATCCATCCATAGTATCGCATAAAGTTTGATACACCGCCTCTGCTTGATACCGGCTCATCTTCTTCGACATTTCCGCTATCAAATAATCCTTCGAACTCTTTATCCAATTTCTGTATACTTGATAAAAAAAAACCACGCTTCCGAGAATTGCCGTGATAGGTGCTTCGAGCATATCCTGCGCATAATCCTCGTGCCTACTTGCATCGTACTTATCTAACTTCCACCCGAATAAGGTTTTCTTCATCGGCATAACCATACAGGCAGCAATCTTATGCAGATTGCCGTTTACATCTTGACTGAAGTGCTTTGTTTCGATATAACGTGCAGCAGGTATCTTACGCACGTCATAAATGCACTTATATTTTCTGCCGTTTATCTTTATGTACGATTGGGGTTCGGGTTTGATCTCATCGTGGATGAACTGAATAGATTTGAGTAAGGGGTTCAAATCTTCGATTGGCAAGCTATCAATTTCGTTCTCGGTCATACGAGTACAAATCGCTGCCGACTGAATTGCCAGGTCTAACTCGTTTAATTCCTTAGATTTAAGGAACAGGTCGTTAAGTTGCTGCCATTGAAATACGGATATGTCTTTCCAATTCATATCCATAAATAGATAAAACCCTAATTGTTGCTATGCAAAAGAATACTTGCCTTGCCCTGTGTTTCGGGTGTAGTGATGCCAAGCCAAAGCCAGAGCCATTACGCAATCATCGTGGAATCCTTGCGGTGCTGAATACCTAACCCCCGTTGCGGTATATTGATACTCGAATATTTCAAGTTCTTGGGTTATATGCCCTTCGGGAAAGGTTATCTTTCTTTGTTGGATAGCCGATGCCAAACCTTCCATCAATTGCTGCTTTGAGGTTGAGGTAAACTTAAACCCACTTACGGGTAAACCCTCTCGTTGCAAATCTTCGAATATAGGGTCGCCAGCACCCGTGCTATCAATCAAGGTAGGTACTTTGGGTAAGTTTCCGATGACTTGCTTTGTCTGCCGCCAATCCTTTTGGAATCGGTCGAAATAGCTAACTGAGCCGTTCTTATCCAAGCCTACGATAACGGTATAGTCAACCGACTTCGCTAAATCGATACCAAACGCAATAGGAGGCTCGTGGCTGGCTTCAAATGTACATTGCTTGATGTAGGCACTCCCGAACGGATTAGATGCATTTTCGGCAGGATTAGCCATATATTCCTGCTCGAATACAACTTCGGGTAACTGAAGCCTTGCATCATCAATCTCGGTCTTGTCGATATGGGGGTTGTCGTAGGTCGTAAACTTAAAGGATTGCCAATCTTGTTCGCCACCCTTTAGGAATAGGGAATAAAAGAAGTTCTTGCCCTTAGGGGTTGAGATGAACAAGGCTCGCCCTTTGTAATCGGTTAGGGTTGGTCGGATTGAATTAAGCCAGCCGTTTTCAAGGTCAGGGATAAACGAGGCTTCATCTATTACCCCAAAGTGGAATTTGCGACCTCGTAGGTTGTCTAATCGTTCGCCTGTAAAGAAATAAACCGCACCGCCATTTGGGAACTTGATTGATAGTTCCGATTTGTTGGCTTCGAAAGGTACGGCTTTGCTTAGTTGGTCAAAGAATACCCTTGCCAGATTGTAGGTAGGTGTAACGTAGAATACCTGCTTGCCTTGTAAAGCATTAACGATTATTTCTATTTGAGAAAGTTCCGATTTGCCAAATCTTCGCCCAGCCATAACCACTCTAAATCTTGCTGAACTATCAAGGATTGCTTGTTGGTTAGTATGTGGTTGAGGCAATTCTATTCTCATACTTTATGCTTTAGATACACCCCCTCTATATCCGTACAAGTAGGGTAATTGAATTTTACCAAACTTATATCGAAGTATAGAGATGTGTTTTTTTTTGCTCAAGGCATCTCTATCACTCAGTACCCATCCTTTCCTCTGCATCCGGTGGCAGGTTTTCTCGGCTATTGTTGAAACTTGTACGTCAAGAGTTGTCAGGGGTAAGACATTGCTCTCACTTTTGCCTACGTATTGAATGAACTGAAAGGTTATTATTCTTTTCTCCTTGAAAGAAAATAGGGTAACACCTTGGGAAAAACCTATGCACATAAATAGCAATTGTTATACTTATGTACCATATAAAAATTGGTTTGCCTCTTTTTAGGATAGACGTAGGGCATCCTTTGTTCGCTGGTCAAGGTCAGCAGAGGCGAGTACCACTCCGAACAAGCATCATAATATTGTTTTGCCGTTTACAAAAACTACCTCAATCCGACTATCGGTTTGAATTTGTTGGCTTTCTTTTGGCTTGCCGTAAACCCTTGTTAATAAAGTTTCTACCGAATACAAACTACCTTTCTCTAAACTCTTTCGCATTGCATTGGCGATTGTCTTTTCCAAAATTGTAGCTTTAGGATTATCCCATACCTCTTTTAATTCATCCACACCCATTTGAAGCATTACTTGGATAGTATCGTTAATCTCGGATAGCTTGTACCCTTGCTCTCTAAGTAGGGTTACATACTTTTTAGGTCTGCCATTAGGGTTAGCCACCTCCCCTTTCTTAAAGGGTTTTAAGTTTTGTTCATTTGCCATTTCTCTCTATTACTTCACTATTTCCGTGCCACAATTCGGACACAAATTAGTTTCTGTCTTTGTATTGTCTTTTTGTTTTATATCTTCATCTAAATCGGGTATATCTAATCCCCAATCTTCGAGTTCTTGTGGAAACCAATTGTTAGCCAGGTCGTTCCAATGCCATTCCCCGAATCCTACATTATCCTTGATGATAAATTCCTTTTGTTGTTCTTCGGTTAGGTTTGAGGCTTTTATGATGGGTATTTCTTTTAAGCCTGCTTCTTGGCACGCTCTTAATCTCATATTACCGCCTAAAACAATCATATCTTCATTTACTACAATAGGTCGAATATCCAACATAGCAGGGAAATCTTCTATGCTCTTTACAAGTTTAGCAAACTTTTCATCCTTAATTATTCTTGGGTTATTAGGATTAAGTTTTACTTGACTAATAAAAACCTTTTCTATTTTCATAGAATAACGTAATTATTGGTAGATTGATATTTGGCAGTTTCTTGCGCCCATAGTTTATCGCACTTGCTTAACCCTTCATCTTTCATCCTTCTATAAGGTGTGTCTTGTCCCACATCGTGTCCTATATGCTCAGCCGTTAATCCTCCTAAGTAATAATTTAAGTGTCCTGTTTGTTGTAACCTAAATGAATAATCTCGGTCTTGCATACCATATGGGTCGTATACCTCGTTAAACTTTCCTATTGTTTCAATAGCTTTCATCGGGATTAAAACATTTCCAAATACCGCATCGGCTTTATGAATAGGAATATCTTGAACATAAGTTCTTTCACCTAAACCTTCTACGCAATGTATGCCACACATTCCTGTATTCGGGATAGCGTATGCAGCTTCTACCATTCGCGCCAACCAATCGTCGGGCATTAAAATATCGTTTGCCATCGTTACAATAGCGTCGTATTGATAACTTCTACTTATGCCGTAGTTAATGGCTCTTGATATGCCTTTCATTTCAACCTCTATAAAGTCAAAATGAAACCCTGCGTTAGAGAAGTTTACATTCTTAACCCTTTGGGTGTGTTCCTTTCTTTCGTAGTTTAATAAGATTACATTAACGAGCATTGCTTCCGATTTCTTTTACAGGTACACCTGCATATTTGTAATTAGGTTTCAAAATAGATTTTTTACCGACAAATCCTGAAGCACCAATCATACAACCCTCGGGTATTCTTATCATTTGATGCAAAACCGCATTCAGTCCTATGTTGCAATTCTTTTCAATTATAGTGAACCCACCGACTTTTGCGCCACAACTTAACGTAACATTCTCGACCAAGATAGCATCGTGACCAACGTGCGAGTGCTTCATAAGGTAACAACCTTTACCGATTATCGTTCTGCGCTCCGTTCCGCTATCTACTGTAACCAAACCCGTAAGCCTTGTGCCTGATAATATCGTTACCAATCCCTCGCAATGCTCATAGCCTTTCCATTCCGCAGGCGCACCAATAATACAATAAGGACCGATGTAAACATCGGGTTCGATAATTACATTTGGGTAAATAATTGCGGTAGGGTGTATGTACATTAGTTCATTAGTTTAAGATAGTCAATTTCAACACTTTCCTTGTCCTCGATAATTTCTTTCCTTTCGATTGTGTTTATTATACTTCTTATGAGCCTTTCCTTTTCTTCGCTTGCCAAATGTTTGCTTTCCAATAGTTCCAAGTTTAGCCATAACTCAACTACCACTTTATTGATTTGATATTTAATTTTTTTAATTCATTTACAACATCAGGATTGTCGTCATAATGTGTTTCAATTCCAAGTTCTTTTATTTTTTCAATTTTGGCTTTATTTGAACTTGTTGCATAAATACGCGAAGCTGGCACTCCCTCAACGTTCATTTCTTCGCTGCGTGCTGAAATTACATAAACATCAGTACCCTCGCTTAGTAGTTTTTTCAATAACAATTTACCACGCGTCGTACTTAACACTCCATCGTAATCTAAACTTACTTTTTGTGCAGCTAATTTACCTTGTGCCAAAATAGCTTTATATGCTTTTTCGGCTTTCTCTTTTGTTTCAAAAACGCAACCGCCTGTCCCTATGCGATATCTGCCGTTACTGCATTTATAGATTGGCATACAATTGTTTTCTTTTCTCGTTTACCTTAAATAAGCTAAAGTTTGTAACTGCCCATTCGAATAGCTGCAAACCTTTCTCTTGCCTATAAATAGCATCTTCGGCAACTTTTTTAATCTCTTTGTACCAATCGCTTTGATAGTTAACCTCTATCATTGGCGAATTAAGATATGGCTCAACGTGGCTACCTATTACGGGAATTTTCTTTGTGGCTGCTTCTAAGAGTTTAAGGTTTGATTTCATTGAGTTGAACCTTGTTGCTCTTAGCGGAACGATAGAACAATCCGCATCGTTATAGAAGTTCATATATTCCGTAACAGGCAGAAACCTTCTTACATCGCCTAACTTTAATCCGCAAGTAAAGTTCGAGATCATCCGATGCCAGATGGCTGCCGAACCCTCGCCTCTATCATCAAAGCCACACAATTGGAAATGCACCTTGTTTCTAAGTGAATTATCGGAAGCTACTTTTTTAAAAGGGAATTGAATAATCTTGATATCTTCTTCGTGCGTTATCGAACCTGTATAGACAAACTTAACCTTATCGGTGTATTCTCTTACATCGGTAAATTGGTCGTTACCATAAGGCAAAGCATTCGGTAGAATAGCGACATTAGAGTTCAAAGGTCGAATCTCATTCCATAGCTTTTCATTCGTGCAAGTAACTAAATCGGAAATCTTTATGTGATTGATAATTTCTTGTGTGGGATATACACTTGCTAAAATGTGTGAACTATCCAATATCCAATAGTCATCTATATCGCAAATAATCTTAAAGCCATACTTATCTCGCTTCTCAATTAGTGTTTCTAAGGTAGTGCCTGGTATAAAGCGGTTGAAAATTACAAGATCAAAGTTTTCCTCTAATACCTCATCGGTTAAGGAATCGGTAAACATCGCATACGTCTTTTCCAAATAATAAATTGGCAACATTAAACGATGATAGCCGACACCAGAGTTGGGTGCAGTTAATACAAGTATTCTCATTTTTTAGGTCTGCCTCGCTTTTTTTGCACTTCTGGTTGTGCTTGTTCAATTTGCACTTTCGGTTGTGCAGCTAATGTTAATTCAAATAAAGTAATCAATCTTTTGAGCATATCGAAAACACACTCGCCACACCAATAGGTTAGGATGAATTGAGCATCTAAGTATTCACGATACATTCTTTCGTATTCCCCCAATACATCGAAAGGAATGTTTCGAGTAAAGCCAAGTTTTACCGATTCAAAGTTGATAATGTGTTGTTGACAAAAGTCAATGTCTTTTTGCTTCATATAAATTATTTAAAAAGTTTCTAAAGAATGGCGAGATCACACCAGCACCGAACATACATAACATTGCTTCGGTTGCACATAAAGGAAGGATATAAAGAATTAAACCAATCCAAGCAGTCAGGCAAAGCGTACAATTAAACGGCTTAAAGTTTAGTTTCCACTTTTGCGGAAAGTTGTTTTGAACGATAAAATAGAAGCTAAAGAAGTTAGCCGCTAAGATGACTTCAAATATTTTCATTATTCCTGATTTTATATTTCATCAATATTTTTGCTTTGCGTATTGTCTTAATCAAAGATCGATAAGGTATCTTTGTTTCTCTGCTTATTGCCAAAAGATTCTTTCCGTTGTTTGCATATAGCTTTAATAATTCTGCTTCGTACCAATGCAAAACTTCCAATCCCTTTTCAAGTTTATTCATTAAGGTTTCATCGTATTCCTCTTTTTTTATTTCGTATGTAACCGGAATCTCGGCATAAACCTGGCGAAACCTTTTGTAAAAGTTACTGCGGTCGCTCTTAGCCATATTTAGTATGGTACGAACGATAAAGTATTTTAGATATCCACCATCGTACATTTCAAATAGTTTGGCTTCATCCATTTCACATAACACAAGGAATACCTCTTGGCGCAAATCATCCTGCAAATCGTTAGGATTCATCTTACCGATGGCATCGTTAATATCCCTACTGAGATACATTTCTTGTATGATGAAATCACGTTTATTCATTGAAAAACATCATCTAATATAATACATATTATTCCTCTTATTATTCCTCTTATTATTCTTCTTCTTTATATTATAGGGTACTGTATAGAGTAAGGCATACCTATGGAATACCCTACAAAACCATATAAATCAATATGTTATCTATTTAATTATCAATGAGTTATAAAAATCTAAAAAAAAGATAAAGAAATGTTTGGTGATGTGGATAATAGGTGTTAGTTTTGAATCCTAAACAACGAACAAAAACTATGAAACCACAAACAAAATTACTAATCGCACTCTTGGTTATTTGCTACATTGTTGGTAAATTACAAGACCAAATTTCTTTTTAATCTTTAAAACTAAACACGATGAAAATTCAATTAAACTTCTCAGCCGAAACCGCTACCTACTTATTAGAAAACCCGACCTCACTTTTTAAAGTCGAGTTTGTAGGTGCGAATGCAACAACAGGGGAAATCACTTTAGAGTTCGATGCCATCAAAGCCGAATGGCTTGCAATGGGGTTATTCCTCTCTGGTCAATCTTATACTATGAAACAAGTAAAATCTTTATTCAATGCGAACCGTGTACCCGCCTAACCCGCCAAAAGATTTTAACGAGTGGATTAAATATATCTACTCATTACTGAATACTCCGTGTCGTTAAGGAGTTTAATCTGCAACGAATTAGAAACGGGGGGAGGTTCTTATGGGTTATGGTCGCCTCCCCCTAATACTAAAAACCAAACTTATGATCTCAGTAATTATTATTTCCTTGCTTATCTTAGCTTGTCTTTTTTTACTCGCTATACTATACACCTTAAAAAACTAAACTATGTTAGCAAAAATTCAATCGCTTGTAAAAGCACCGAAAGGGCAATTCAACAAATTTGGTAACTACAAATATCGCTCTTGCGAGGATATCGTCGAAGCCGTTAAACTCGTAATCAATCCGCTTGGCTTTTATCTTACCCTAATGGATGAGATTGTGTTAATTGGCAATAGGGTTTATGTAAAGGCAATCGCTACCCTTTCTAATGGGGAACAAACGTACACGGCTACCGCCTACGCAAGAGAAGAAGAAACCAAGAAAGGTATGGATGGCGCACAAGTAACCGGAGCAGCCAGTTCCTACGCTCGCAAATATGCCCTTAATGGATTGTTCGCTATTGATGATACAAAGGATGCCGATGCTACGAATACGCACGATACACCGACAGAACAAGAGAAAGTATTATTAACTAATTTAATGTTAGAAACTGACCTATCTGCTACCGAAGCAAAGTCGGCTTTAACTGCGATTAGTAATTGTTCCGACTACAAAACGTACCAAGCTATTCAGCATCGCCTTGAAAGTAGAAAGAAGCCAATCGACCAAATCGTTAATCCTACTCAAAAGGATATTACTAACCACCTCAAAAAATCAGTAAAATGAACATCACTACCTACACCGATTTAAGCCTATTTGAGACCTCAAAAGGCGAAAGGCAAGAGTTTGCTCAATCAGTCGTAAATAACGCAAAGGAAGGCTTAATAAACCCCTTAAAGCTACACTTGCAGGTTAAGTGCTTAGAAGATTTGATTAAGCAAATAACAAGCAATCCCGACTATAAGGAACTGACCTTAGATGAAGCCTATAAGTACGGCAAAACATTTGAGCAATATAATGCCAAGTTTGAGATCAAAGAGATGGGTGTTAAATACGATTTTGCGACTTGTGGCTGCCCGATAATGAATGACCTATTATCTCAGCAAGAGGAATTAACTAAGGCTATAAAAGAGCGAGAAAAGTTCCTAAAAGCTATCCCACCGCAAGGGTTGGAAACCTTAATCGAGGATGAAGTCGTTACCCTATATCCTCCGCAAAAAACATCAACCACCTCAATAAGCGTTAACCTAAAATGAAACAAGGTAAAACGGAACTACCCATCCTTATCAATGGGGTAACAGTATTGGTTATTATTCGCTGGTGGTACACACCCGAAATAAGACCAACCTTTGATAATCCGTATGGCGAGCCTTATGATTTTACCTACGAGATTATTTGGCACAACGCACCGGATGAAATCAGCGAAGAAGAATTGATGGATCAAATAGATGGAATTAGTATATTTGAGATAATGGAATTTAATAACCCTTAAAACGACAGAAATGTTAGCCAACATCCAAAAGGTCGGTAACTCGTACAGAGTACGAGTGCAGAAAAACGGCAAGCGTGTAAGCAGAAATTTCACGAGCCGAAAGCAGGCATTGGAGTTCCGTAAGAAACTCGGTGTTTAGTAATGGTAACTCGGTTGGTGTAATTGGTAGCACCTTTCTAAGAAAACGAGCAGGTTCGAACCCTGCACCGAGTTCTTTCTTTAACTTAAAACAAAAACAAAATGGAAAAGAAAATCTACTGCGGAAGCGGTAAAAAGCGAAGCGACAATTGGATTAGTGCAACTATCAATCTTGACAAGATTAAGGATCACATCCAAGAGTACAACGGAAGTAAATTTATCAAAGTAAACATCAACGTAAAAGCCGAGCCTGACCAATATGGCAAAGACGTTGCTATTACGATTGATACTTGGAAGCCAGAGGAAAAATCTAAATTCACGCACGATAATACACCACCCGCTGACTTACCCTTCTAATGGCAAAGCTAACCCCACTCCCTAAGCTACTAAAGAAAGCACAAGCGATATATAATGCCCACATCCGAGAACGTGATGAAAAGTTAGGTTGTATCTCTTGCGGTGGCGAAGTACAACAAGCAGGGCATTATTTTTCGCAGGGGCAACACTCCGCTTTGCGATTCGGATTACCTCATACCTTAGCTTATCACAATACCAACGGGCAATGCATTCGGTGCAATATGTTTCTACACGGAAACCTAATCAAGTACCGACAAGGTTTAGTCAATAGGTTTGGCGAGGATTATGTAAAGCAATTAGAAGCCGAGGCAGAAACCAATCGCTTAAAGAAATGGAGTAGGGATGAACTTGAAATCATAATTGAAACCTACAAATGACACACGGATCACTCTTTAGCGGTATTGGAGGCTTCGACCTGGCAGCAGAATGGATGGGATGGGAAAATCTTTTTCATTGTGAATGGAATGACTTTGGGAAAAAAGTCCTTAACTATTATTGGCCAGATGCAGAATCTTTTACCGATATAACAAAAACCGACTTTACAAAGTATGCAAACCGAATTGATGTTCTCACAGGAGGATTCCCCTGCCAACCCTACTCAATGGCAGGAAAGCGACTTGGCAAAGAAGATGACCGCCACCTCTGGCCGGAAATGCTTAGAGCAATTAGAGAGATTAAACCAAGTTGGGTCGTGGGCGAAAATGTTTATGGCCTTGTTAATTGGAATGGAGGGTTGGTATTCCACGAAGTGCAAACTGACCTGGAAGCTGAAGGGTACGAAGTATGGCCGTATGTATTGCCAGCTGTATCCGTCAATGCACCACATCGCAGAGACAGAGTTTGGTTTGTTGCCAACACCAAGAGCATCGGATTTCAACGCACAATGGCCAACAGAAAAATGGTTAGGCAAAAGCGATTTACCCTCAGTCCTGAATGGGATTTGTGGTACGAAAAACCAGCTTCGTCCGGATTATGTTTTGGAGATGATGGGCTTTCCGACCGATTGGACTTTATTACCTTTTCTAAATGGAGAAAAGAATCAATCAAAGCAGGAGGAAACGCAATAGTACCTCAGTTAGTTTTACAAATATTCAAAGCAATACAACAGTACAATGATATTGCTGACTGAGGAAATACTATTTCAATTTCTCAAAAGAATGATTTGCGACTTAGAAAAGACAAGCCAGTATAGCTATCGGGATGCATATAGTAGAAGATACAACCTTACCTTAGAACTCAAATGCCGTAGAACCCATTACCAAGATATCCTAATCGAAAAGCACAAATGGGATAACCTAATAAGGTATAAGAACATTCGATACGTTAATAGCACCCCCAAAGGAGTATTTAGCTTTGACTTAAAAGAACTACCTGAACCGGATTGGAAGGATCACAAAATGCCTAAGCAAACAGATTTTGAAAATCGGAACTTTGTATTTAAAAAAGTGGGATATTTGCCCATAGAGGATGCAAAAGAGATTACCTTCTTATTATTTAACCAAAATGAATATTTTATTTACAACATCTAAACTATGAACACACACGAACAAGCCAAACAATTAGTAGAAAAGTATTGCCAGATTTACAACTTAGAACCTAAGAATCTAAAACGAAAGTCGGCATACCCAGCGAAAGTAATTATCAAAAACGGAACGTACGTTAACACCGCATCTTTGCGAATGGCATTAGGTTACTTTTTATTTATGTATTTCCCTTTACGAATTAAAGAGGTAGCCGTAATGGTTGGCTATGCTGACCACTCAACACTTAGCTGCCAGCGCAAACAAATCACATCGTACATACAAAATAACGATAGCTACTTTATGCCCTATTACGCGACATTGTATAATTTAGCAAAGGAACTCGGCATATCAACGGAATACAAAAGAGCCTGCACACAATCAATTCCTTTTATGCGTTACGAAAGCGATGCTTCATTTTTAGAAAATATAAAATACTATGAAAATGCCTAAGAGATTTACTGACACCGATATTTGGGAAAAAGAATGGTTTATGTCTCTATCCCCAACCGATAAATGCTTAGTTAAATATGTAAGAGATAAATGTGATCTTGCTGGAATTTGGAAACCTAATTATACCTTAGCATCTTACGTTATTGGCGATAAGGTCGATGAAAAAAGATTAGTGAGTATTGATAACGGAAAACAATTTCAGGCTTTGCACGATGGTAAAATACTCTGTATTGACTTTGTACGCTTTCAATACGGAACGGAACTAAACCCAAGCAGTCCGATACATAGAAAGGTTATTGATATTCTCTCTCGTTATGAGATAGAACACGAAACAAAGAACGTAATTGCTCGTGGGTTTGTTAAGCCAACCATTGAGGATATTAAGACAGAAATGATGAATAAGTGGGATGAAAAGAACGCAACGTATCAAGCTAATAGATTTTATGATTATTACGAAAGCAATGGATGGTTCGTAGGTAAGAACAAAATGAAATCGTGGAGGCACGCAGTATCCGGTTGGATGGCACGCACAAAGATTGAACCCACGCAGGAAAGCATTGCACACAAACTTGAACTAATAGGAAACAAAAAATTTAGCGAACTATGAGCAATCCAGCATTTGACTACCTAAGACAATTTAAAAAGATAAGCGATGATACCGAAGCATTGGTAACAAAGTTTATCAAAAAGAAATATCCCGAACTTGGAATGAAGGAACTCGTGCAGATATTTGAAAACGGCATCGCAGGCGAGTATGGTAAGGTTTATTCTGCAGACCCCGAAACGATTTTGGATTGGATTAGAAAACACATTACAAACAAAGGGCAGCAACGAAGCTACTATGAACAACCATTACTCACGGCTGATGTTTCAATGTACGATAATCGATACCCCGAAAAGCAAGAGGATTGGAATAAGGAAGTCAACAAAGCATTCACTTCGTTTTTGAATGGCACAAGCACAACGCAGATGCATCCGCATATTTACGATAGGCTTATGGTGGATGGCAAGATACCTTTGAATGCATATCTTAAACATTACACGAACGATGTAACAATAGCCAAGCAACAAACCTTAAATGATTATTTTGCTGGTTGCAAAGACAAAGGTTTTACTTACATTTATTTTATTAAACAATGAACGCAGCCGACAAACTAAAAGTATTCAACGAGATTACTAATCATTCATTCGTTGAAATAAGCCTTACCTATGCTCGTAATTACGAGAAGAACCCAAAGGCATTTATCAGCGCATATAAAAACTATAACTCAATCCGGTTGGTGTGCGATTGGATTGTGTACACCTATAAGTACATTGGTGCGTTCGATGAATGCAAAGCTCTCGGTAAAGATTTTACCGAATGGGCAAGCAGGCAAGATGTTGATGATAAACACAAAACCAATTTAGCAAACATTATGCTTATCATTTATTCAATCCTAAAAAAATGAAATGCAAGAAATGTAAAGAAAGCAAACCGATTGAGGAATTTGCTTTATTCAAAGGTTACAGAAATAAAGAATGCAGGGTATGCGCAAAAGGTTCAAGCACTTTCTTTTTGCATCCCGAAAGTTTTTACAATCTATTCGTAGGGCAACAGGAGTGGCGGCATATGTACTTTGAGAGAACGATAACCACCAGAAAGAAATAATTACTTCAACTCAACGTAACGGAAACCCATCTGCCACATAAATCTGGCGGTCTTGCTGCTTTCTTTGAGAACTTTTGTTTCCGACCAATCGGGATGCTTCAAATGAAAATGCTCGTGCAATAGGTAAAGCATATACCTGTACCCTCTCAATCTTTCATCAATCTCCATCGTGTTTTCTTCGGTATAAGCAATGCCGTAGGCACGCTCTTTGCCTAACTTACGATGAACTACTTGGTGTACTTTCTTCGGCATAAAAATTAGAGGTATAAATTTCTTGAATACCAATGTGAATAATGTAAAGAGCCATCTTTTTAATCATACGCACCAATTCCTTTTCTTCTTCATCAAGCATTGCATAGTCGTATTCCGTTATTGCGCTGAGTGCATTGGTACACGCTGCAATATCTTCGTGCGGTGTTATATTTAGTGGCTCAATAACTTCTTCCATCAGTAGTCAGTTTTAATGCGAGGTATGCCCCTTCTTCTCGAAAACTCAATGATATCTTTCTCTACTTCGGCTCTTGATTGCTTTCGGTATTTATCACAAAGAGGCTCGAGGATGCTCAGTTTCTCCACGGGTGTTAATACCTTCATCATTTCTTGAATCTGCTTTTTGATAATCGGAATGTCTTTGTGCGTCATAAATAGTTTGTATTTTTTCGATGTTTTCTTTATTGTTTATCAATCTTTGAACCCATTTATAGAAATCTTCAAATGATAAATTATTTTTTGCTATGTTGCATATTTTACAACAAGTTACAACATTTGATTTAATATATCCGATTTTATTATCTATTCTATCAATACCATTGTATAAAATATGATAATAAGATTTATTATGTATGCTTGATGGTTTTATTCCACAATAATTACAATCCATAGATAAAAGCTGAATAAAGTATTCTTTATCTAATTCAAATGCTAAATTTCTATATTCTGCATTATTTTTATATGATGCATAAATTGAATTATACCCAGCATCCTGTTTTGCCACTTTATATCTTGAATTTCTTCCGTTTGTTATTGAAACTTCGCTATGAAAACAACCACAAGATTTTTTAAGATTATTTGTTAACTGTGATGTAATAGCAAAAGTTAAATTTCCACATTCACATTTACATTTCCACTGTCTTTTTTTATACTTGCCATAATTTTTGCTTTCAATTTTGTCAATTACTAAAAGCCTATTAAATTTATAGCCTATTAAATTATTTAATTTCTTTCCCATTTTGTTCAATTATGTCCTGCACCTTTTGAAGATAGCAAATTGCGTCAAGTAATTCTTCTTTCAAGTGTTGTACCCACTCATCCAAAGATAGGTCGTTTCTATCCATTGTCGTTCCGTATTTCTTAACACCACGTTCCTCACGCTCGATAAATTCGGCAAATAATTTTCCTAATAGCTGGCTCATTTTGAATGGTATTTTCCGCAATCCTTACATTGGTATTGTGTTTGCTTCGTTCCGGCTGCGGTTATTTTTGTTTTGCTTATGATAACATTGTTCGAACCACACTCAGGACAGCTTCGCTTATCCCCATTATACAATACTCCGTAATGCGTTTTAGGTGTATCGTGCGACCTTAGTTCCTTGTGTACTTGCTCTAATAACTTAACATCCTGCTTGCAATAGTCAATCATCTTAGCCATTGACTTCTCGCACTTATTTAGTACGATGTCTTTCCACAAATTAAAGTCGGTCTTAATCTTCTTGCCTATGCCTAAAAATGAAGCAATGTAATCCAGCCTATTTGAATTGAAGCGGAATTGTCTGCGTGAAAGTTTCAACGTATCAATCGTAGTGTACTTAGGGAATAGGTCAACCCTATGGTACAGGCATCTTGTCCGTATCCAGGGTAAATCAAATTTATCGCCATTATGCCCTACTAATTCATCGGCTTCGTTAGCGACCTTAATAAATTCTTGTAAGAGTTTTTTATCGGATTGGTTCTTATCCCAACTTAGAGCGTGAACTTGTCTATCATCTTCCCACTTGTAACAGATACAAATGATTGCACGTTCTTTGATAATATTCGAGTAGTCGATTTTTTGTTTGTAGCCAGCCGACCAAAACAAACCGATATTGGGGCTGCATTCTAAATCAAAGTATAATCTTTTACGCTTGTAGTTGTTTGGTAGCATTGTATCGGTTCTTAGTTTTAAGTAGAATTTTGTCCCGATTTTTCACATACCAATCGTGTTTATACTTTTTTAAATCTCTCGTTCGCCCATCTTTATAGGTTGGTAGTAATTCAGGTCTATTACAGATATGCATACCCATAGCAATAGAATGTTTTATATTTTCTGCTATGGTAATATATTCGAGATTATCAGGCTTATTATTTAATTTATTGCCGTCTTTATGATTAACACATAACCCTTTTGGCAAATCGCCTAAATAAAATCTGCTAACAATCCTATGTATTTCATAAGATTTGTTATTCATTTTTACTCGTAAATACCCATATGGGTTTAAAAATTGTGATAATTCTCTACCTTTTGCGTGCTTTGAATTGCTATAAACTTTAACACAACCACTATCTTCATTGACTTCTATTGTGTAATACTTTGGCAGAAAGAATGTTTTTATCATTTAGCTATTTTAATATAAATAGCAAATTTTAGGATTTTACCTCAATATCAAAAAAATACCTATACACATAGTTCGAAGTGTTGGAAATCATAGTTTTTTTCTATTCCGTAATTTAAAAATCCATTAGAATAGAAAATATCAATTAGTGCCTTATATTCTGGTTTGGCAAATTGTGCTTTATCTTTACCCCATCTTAATTGATTTCTTGCAGGGTCTAAATCAATAGCCACACCCCAAGCGTGCCTACTCCAACGGGTTTTAGAACCTCGCATCGTTCTCACATTTACACACCCACCGAATAGGTCAATGCCTAATCGTTGCAGTTCCGATAATCCGTAGTGCTTTAAAAGTTGATTAAATACGTTGGTAAAGTTATCGGCAGCCAATTCGTGGCATTGCATCTTTTGAACCTTGACTTTTAAATCCCAAGCTATCCGCATAGGATAAGGCAAAGCAAATATCGTAAAGTTATCGGGGTTGCCAGCCGTGCCGTATTTGCTAATTATTTGAGCATCGGTTAAGAGTGCCACGCTATTAGTTTTAGTAAAGGTTTATAGAGTAGTCGAATTGAAATAGCCACAATCAGTAAAATAAGCCATTTTAAGCGGTTATTTGCCTTAGCCTTATATTCCTCGGTCTTTTCGGTTTGAACGGCTAATTTAGCCTCTAATAGCCTTATACGGGCATTATCCACCACTACCGACTTAATCGTATCACGGATGGTAATGGTTTTGAGTATCTTTTTAGTAATTGTTAAGGGTTTATCCTTAAAATCTGTTAACCGAATGGTGTCGGTGTTTAACTCGAAAATCGTATCGGTCTGGTAGGTAGTGTCGCTTTTAGTTTGGATGATAGTATCGTTTGCGCAATATCCCGAAGCCACCACATATTTAGCGACCTCATCGAATTTTTCCCTATCCCTCAAAACCTGCTTCACGGGATTACAGGAAAGCAAAAGCAAACTAATCAGTAGTATCCTCACTAAAAAAGTTTGAAATAAACTTGCCAATAACGGCAACAACCATAATAATCGTACCTGCGACCGGATGCCCATTTAGGATCACAATAGATGCACCAAACGTACCAGCGGCAGCCAAGCTATCCCCGAACACTCTTATTCGCTTCGGAGTAGGCTCGAAATAATGCTTAAAGCCTATTTTCATTCTCTGTCTTGTTTGTTCTGTAATTGAATTGAAAGTTGATTTAATTGGCTTGCAATTGTGTCTAACTTTCTTGAAATCTGGTCATCTTGCTTTTCTACAACGTGAACCCTAATCTCTAATTCTTTAAGTTTCAAAGAAACTTTTACATAGATGCCAATCAAGCCACCTATGATTAAGATGGCTTGACCAGCAATAAAAAGTAATACGTTTGTCATTTCGAATCTATCAAACTGAATAATGCAGGGTAGTATTCATCCGTTTCAACACTATCAAGGTGTTCTAATTTGAGGTCTGCACCCCAAAGTTCACTAACATTGATTTCCTTTTCAGCCGTTAGTAAATCTAAATGCTCTTTGTTAAAGTCGGCAATCTTCTCTTTTGGTATTTCAATCATACCATCGTTTTCTTCGCCAAACTTTTTGAAAAGTTCGTTCTTAGCTTCCTCATAAAGTTTAAGTTCTTCACTTACCACTTTGTTTAGTCGCTGCAAATAAACCTTTGTTTTCAAAGACATTTTTTGCTTTAACATTCCTTGTGTGAGTACTTCGGTACTTTCCCCTTGTCTTGTTACTCCGTTAAGTTCGTAATAAAGGGCGATTACTTCGTGTAGTTTCAAATTCATAGGTATTTTATTTTAAATAGAATTTTGGCTTTCATTTTCTGCCCACGGCAAACCTAAGTTTACAATCGGTGGATTGATAAGGTTTTCAAGTTGTGCATCTACGTTTTCCTTCAACGAAGTTACATCCGCTCCATCTTCCAACCAAGAAACAACCTGTGCCTCGGTTAAATCGGGATAAGCCGTAAAATCTGTTTCCGATGGTTGTGGGCATTCCATAGTAGAATAAATCTCGGCATAGTAGAATTCATTGCCTACTTCTTTTGTTCCGTTATAACGGAAGTGAATTGTTTTTACTACGTCTTGTAAATCGCCCTCTTGTGGGATAGTATCTAGTTGTAAGATTTCCCAATTGTAAGTTGTCATTTTATTTTATTTTATGTTACTATTCCTAATTTATATAAAGTACCACCTACTTCAACCTCTATGTATTGTGTAGTATCTAAAGCAACTGTTGCTGCAATTCTTGTTCCCAATTTCCAATCATTAGCCGTTCCACTTGCTGGTGCAGCCGTTCTAATTGCACCTGCTTTTGTAACTCTAAATTGTGTTGTTCCACCAACTTGCAAATCCATTAAGTAAGCACTTGCACCCGAAGCCGTATTAGTGATGTTTAACTTTATAGCCGCAGGGTTTCCTGTGGTGTTCCAAGTTCCTGCTAGGTCTATTAATGATTGAGCATTTGCACCCGTAAGGGAATAAGCACCTGTTGTACTTAATACCGAAGTATTGGCGGCTGGAGTTAATTTTACTTCACCAGAAAGATTAATAAGCATTGCTTGTGTCCATACAAAATTAGTATTAGCAGTTCCGCTTGTTACAACATTAACTTGAAAACCATTAGCTGCACTTAGTCCTAATTGTACCGCACCATTTGTTGTTTTGTATTTATAACCACTTGTTCCAGTTCCGTCATAAAAATTATTAATACCGACTTTCATATCAGCGGCATTAGTTTGAAAACCAACATAGCCAGCATAGGTATTCCCCTCTATAACATTGAAAGGAGAAATCCATCCACTTATTGTACTATTTAATGCAATGTTTCCCGCAACCGCTAACCCATTCGTAGGTGCTGCGGTACTTGCTGAATATCCTATGGCTGCGTTTCCATTGACTTGTAGAGTGCTACCGATAGTGGTAGTTCCTATACCCAAACTTCCGCTTGTGTTTAATATTACACCTGTATTCCAACCACCTCCTGAATTTTTAGTATTCAATACTAAGTTATCCCCACTGTTAGTTGTTTGCGTTTGTGTGGTATAAATTGCAGCAGAAAGAAATTCTCCACTATTATTGAACGCTATACCATTGAGTGCCCCTGATGTAGCGTTCTTATTTATCAACGCTAAAGTTGGATTGAACACATTTGGAGCTGTTGCGCTACTATTGATAAATATAGTTGTAGGAACGCTTGTAGTAGAACTTCCAACTTGCAATGAAGTACTTAATCTCATTCTCTCTACACCAGCATTTACCCCTGTACCAGCACTTCCCGCTGCACTTGTATAGAATGTTATAGGACCTCCTGCTGCACTTCCCGTAGAAGCACCACCTCTTATTCTCAATTCTGCACCTGCAATGTTCGTTCCTGTACCCCCTGTTCCTGAGATTATACCTATTGCGGGTGTTGCTGAAGTTTCCGCATTACCAGAAAAAACAGTACCTGCTAAAATACTATTACCAGCAACTTGCAATCCATTTGTTGGAGCAGCAGTAGAAGCAGAGTAGCCGATAGCTGCATTTCCGTTGACTTGGAATTTACTACCGATTGTTGTTGTGGCTATTCCAACATTGCCACCTGTGATTGCCATTGCGAATGTAGTAGAATTACCAAATAGTAATTTACCAGCAGTATTTCTATAACATATATCCCCCGTTGTAGAAGCAGTAAACCATTGTGTTGCGCTTGCTGCATAAGCTACCCAAGGATTTACACCTGCCCCACCGCTACCGATAGCACTTGCACCATCTGTACTTATATCTAACCAAGTTCCTGTACCTGCATTCCAAGCAGGAATTATCTTTAAGAAAGAGGTTGAATTGCCTATATCTGTTTGTCCTGTTGATAATAAAGTTATACCATTTCCTGCGGTAAAACTTGTACCTGTTCTAATATTGTAACTATTATTACTATCCCTATATCCTGTTAAGTATTTTGCAGTTGTACCTTGATAATATTCTATGTATCCTATACCTGTTGAAATTACATTAAATCTAATACCTGCATTGCTTGTATTATCCCCAATTTGCATCCCTTGCCCTATCTGTGATATAGTAACTGAATTTGTACCTATACCAACCAATCCACTTACAGCCAAACCATTCGTAGGCGCAGCCGTAGAAGTAGAATATCCAATAGCAGCATTACCATTGACTTGTAGCTTAGAACCCGCAGTCGCAGTTGATATTCCCACATTAGTTCCATCATCAAATAGTAAGCTATCGCCTACCGCAGTAGAACTTGTGAATTTAGCTATGTAATTAGTCGTTCCAGAGACAGTACCACCACCACCGCTATATTGCGGGATATTCAATGTATTCCCAACAAGAGTAGCTGCGCCACTCGTACCCGTTGTAGTAAGAGTTAAAGCACCTTGATATTGAGGTATGTTTAATGTATTCGATGTAAAGGTTGCAGCACCACTTGTTCCCGTAGTAGTTAAAGTGATTGTTGCTTGTTTATTATTAAAAGTATTCCAATCGGTAGCACTCAAATATCCATCGGCAGTAGTAGTAGCTTTATCAATAGAAAATTGCCCCGTTGTGTTATTATAACTTAAAGGAACAAATGCGCTCAATGAAGTAAGAGAAATACCACCTAAACCAGCTAAGGTATAAGTCGGAATATTAAGAGTGTTAGAAATTAAAGTAGCCGAGCCACTCGAACCGGTAGTAGTTAAACTTGTGATTCTATTTGTGTAAGCCGTATCCCAATTCGTTTGCGAAGCCGTAGTCGGCAAAGAATAACCAGATGCAAAAGATAAAGCTAATGTACCACTTGAAGTTATTGGCGAGCCACTAACAGAAAAGCCAGTCGGTGCAGACAATGCAACACTCGTTACCGTACCTGTATTTGCATCGGTATCATTAACCCAAATTGTTCCGTTGTATTTTAAGACCTGCCCTGTTGATGGTGAAGTGATTGTTACATCACTAAGTTGCGTTAAGCTATAATCGCCCTCAGTAGCTACTACCGCACCTGTTCTACCGAATACCGAAGTAACCGCATCGGTATTATCATCAGTCCAAGAAGCGGTAATCGTTCCAGCATCTTGTTGCGTTAAAGTAAGTGTCTTTGTTGTCGTTCCTGTAACGGCAGCACTTACAATCATATTATTATAAGCACTATCCCAATTCGTTTGTGAGGCGGTTGTCGGTAGAGAATAACCTGTATCAAAAGCCAGCGCAAGTGTTCCACTCGAAGTAATAGGCGAACCTGTTACCGCAAAACCCGTAGGCGCAGAAAGAGCCACCGAGGTAACAGTTCCCCCCAAAGATGGCGAACTATTTGTTATCGTAAAGTTCGGATAAGTACCAGAAATAGAAATTCCCGTGCCAGCAGTCAAAGCAACCACTTGGTCGGGTGCGGTGTTAGTAATCGTAATTGTTCCGCTTGATGTGATAGGACTACCCGAAATAGATATTCCTGTACCGCCAGAGGCAGCAACCGAAGTAACTGTTCCTACGTTGTAAGTTCTATTAGCGGTTAAATCTTGCGTAGTTCCGTTAATCGTAATGGTTCGTGAGGTAGGTACGTAGCCACTTAAATCAGGCGCATAGTTAGGGATATTCAAGGTATTGCCTACTAAGGTAGCTGCACCGCTTGTGCCTGTCGTAGTCAAAGTGATGACACCTTGATATTGTGGGATATTTAAAGTATTAGCCACAAAAGTAGCAGCACCCGAAGTGCCTGTTGTAGTTAACGTGATTGTTCCTTGACCGCCGATATCGGAAAGCACTTCAGCACCTGTACGGAAATTAACTACGTTGCTGGCATTTAGAACAATAAACTTATCGGTATCGGTAGATGCGTTTGCAACACTCGTTAAGGTAAGGTTATTAGAAAAGGTCTTTGCACCGCTAATCGTTTGAGTAGTTCCTAAGGTAACGTACCCATCAGAAATATCGGTTTCGATAATCGTAGCCAGCGCAGAAACAGTACACTTATAGCTAAACCCATTCGAAGGGTCACCCACCAATATTAGGTCGCTTAAACTTGGGGTTCTCGTTTGCAGTTCGCTTATCTTCTTATTAGCCATATTTTTTTATTAAATAGAATTATGCAGGGTATTGGAACGTGGTAGGCACAACACAACGATTTGCCGTATATGGTAAATCAAGGGTAATATCGGCTCTCACACCAGCCAATAAATCAGGGGTATCTTCGGTAAAGAAAGTCAAGGTTGCATTTAACCCTTCATCGAACTCAAAATTGTGGTATCTAAGTTGTGCGATGATATCTTGGCAGATTTCTAATTGGTCGCTCAATACCTCGGTTTCGTTCGTGTCCTCAGGGAGCATCCTATCAAAGAAATACAACGAGAAATTAAGCACGACACTCTTTTCTTGTATTTGCCCACCTGTTAAATCAAAGAACAAGGATGGGTAAATGTTTTCCGTTCCTCTCGAAAGGTAATCACTTATTTCCCCGAAGTACACGCTTTTTATCTGCTCGTGTGCGCTCGCCAGATTTGTTATCGTGGCTACCACTTGGTTTAGTGTCATTCTCTTGTTTTTGTAAGAAGATTTTTAGCTTCTTTTGATTTTTTAACGAGTAAGTTTTATTCGCCACAGCAACGATTTATGTTACCTTGATATTTTTCTTCAAAGGTCATCCCTTTGCAATTATCATCATCGCCTAACCAAATTGAAGTAGTGTAGGCTTGCCTTTCGGGAATGATTGTATCGTACGTAGAGCCTGGGTTATTGTATTCGGGGAACGTATTAAAACCGCTTCTATCCAAAAGATATTTAACCAATCTTTGTTT